GTTTCATATTCATCTTTTGCAGTTAATGATGTTACCATCAAGAAAGCAATCAATATTAAAAATAACTTTTTCATTTTGTTTTCCTTTCTAGGTAATGGTTACTGCACCACTAAAATCAATGATACAATGATATTTACGGTATCTTCTTTGTAGACCAAACATACCTAATATCTGTTCTTTATATCGTTGTGATCCTTTAGCTGCAATACCTGTTTTTCCTTCTCCTGCATCTACTTGATAATCCCAACCATCGTGTGTTACCGGTTCGAAAGCATCTGAATGAGTAAAGTCTAAGCATAATATTTCATTACCTAAACCGTTTTCTTCCATTACCTGTGAGATAATTAAATGAATCTTACCACCACTAATGAATAATGTATTTACTTCCATGTTGAAAGCTTTAGAAGCTTCTTTATTATAGAATAAATGTTCATTCCAGAAACTCTTTCTTAGTTCTGCATCCATTGTAATACCAGTAAATCCTGCTCTTTCCATTCCGCCACCTAAACCAAAGACTTGTTTACCAATGTCCAAGAGTCCGGGCCATGTAATTGTAGGAGAACCATAGATAATAACATGTTTAGAATCTTTTATTACATAAGGTCTTACTCCACCTTGGATGTATTCTTCACCACCATTTACTGCATCAAATGATTTTCTACCTAAAAGATTTGAGTATTCTCTATCTCTAGTCATTTGACGTTTGGTCATCCATTGCTGAGTTGCCCAAGCATCGAAACCTGTTCTATTCTTTACTTGTTTGTCAGGTATCGTTGATTCTAATGTTCTTGATACTGCATACTTGTATTGCTGAGTAAAGTTCTTATCTCTTGTCGGTAACTTATGTGTTCCTTCAGGAGCTTGCGTTCCTTCACGGAATGTATTCGTACCTCTAAGTAAAATATCACCAGAAACTAATCTAGCATGTTCGTTACCAGTATCTCCAGTTCCACCATTAGCAGTATTTGTAATACCACTTGTGCTATAAACTAAACCACCAGTTAACCTACGACCTCCGCCGTCTGTTTCACCTGGTCCCATATAGCATCTATCTAGTTTAACTTGAGTCCAACCAGAACCGCCACTATTAATAGCGTTCTTTTCAATTACCTTTACTTGTTCGTAATTTTCAAACCATACGCCATTACCTGTTACTCCTCTAGTCCTAGAAAAATATATAGCCGTTGGATTACCACCAACATCGTAACCTAGATCCGGTCCTATGTTAGTACCTTGCGTTCCACCTGATGCTGGATATACTTGTCCACCTACCATTTTGGATACGATTGGTTCAGCATATAAATTTTTAGTATACAGAATGTCATTAACATGCATTTCTGCTGCTTCTGCGTTAGTTACAGTTATCCATTGATCGAAGGTATCAGTTGTAGCAGCGTTTCCGCTACCTGATCCTTTTACAACAGTATAAAATCTTTCTAGTTCATCGATTTCTCGAACATTAAAACTCCTATCCGATACTGACTTTTTAGTCGTGAACGGATGATTCTTATGGATCATATGCGTGAATGCTGCTATATCTCGATCCAAATAGACCATTTTAGCCGAACGATCTGATCCGTCACCTCTTAGGTCTTCAGGGTAATTACCCCCTGCTAAGATGCCTTCATAGACGACGTCTAATTGTTTTGATCTCGGTTGTGTTGCCATCTTATCTTCCTCTCTTTACTGCGTCGATTAGACTATTGTTTCCAAAACTACCAAATTTATTAAATTCAGTTTTATTATTATCTTGTTTGTTTATTGTCGGTCTGTGTCGTAATTCTGAATTATCTAAGTGTTTTACTTCTTCGGTTATACCATTTCTTCCTGATTTTCTTCCAGCTTCAAATGCATCAAATAGATAATCATCAAAATTCATAATCTTATGCATATCAGCAAAAGTAATATTATCTTCTTGAGCAAATTCAGTAGCTTCTGTTACAAATTCATTGTATTCTTCTTTGGTATATCCATTTGCTTCAAAATCTTCTTGATACTGAGTTTCAATAATTTCAGTTCTTTCTTCGTCAGTCATCGATTCACCTTGCATCCGATTGGCAACCATCTCGTTGTGCTGTGAATAAGCTTCTACTAATTGTGTTTGTCTTTGTATCACGTTATGAGAATAAGTACCCGGTACAGATACTTCTTCTTGTACAAATTTATCTCTATAGTTATTTCCAAATTCTGTAGAGAGTTGATTATCTATCATCATATTTCTTTCATCTTCATTGAACGAAGCATTACCTCCATTATCCATGACATAATCCGGTGCATATATCTTTAGATAGGCTGTAGGATCTCCATTAGATACCATAGAATCAATTGCTTTTAGTTCATTGAACCTTTTGTCCTGAGATATAAGATTGTCTTTGTAAGTAGATTGTACATGATTCAGGAATTCTTCGCTTTCATTATTTTCTACTAATCCTATATAAGCATTTTTATACCAATCAGCTTCAGATTCGATTGTATCAAATTTTTCTGGTGGTATTAAATCATCTGGTATGTATGAAGGAACATCGAATTCATCATATTCGTCTGATTCATATTCATTAGATTCTGTATCTTCATTTTCATCTTCTATACTATCATCATACCCGTCTTCGTTTAGGTCTTCTATTTCTTCTGACGATTCATTTTCTTCAGATTCGATTGTTTCTTCTTCTTCATCAGGATTAGGATTAATCATTTTTTACACTCTTTTTCTTTATGGATTTTATTTTCTTCTTTACTTTTTTCTTTGGGGCTCTTACCTTTACAGATATTTTTTTAGGTTTAGTTTTTTTCTTTTTACTACTAACTATGTCTTTAATAGCTAATAGACTTTTAGTCCGTTTACCTAAAAATGATAAGAAATCTGCCATTATATACCACTTTCTTTCAAGAATTTACCAAATGCTGAGTTTGGATCATGACCCATACCTCTTATCTGAGCATCCAAAGAGTCACTCTTGGTCCCTTTAGCCGAGGCTTTCTTTCTTACTAATTTTTTCTTTTTTAATGGTTTTTGATCGCCTGCATTTATAGGAGCTTTGTTTGCTCTTCCTCTACCTATTCTAACTTTTTTAGGTGTTAATCCTACTTTTTTATCCGCCATTTTCTTCTCCTCCAATTGGTAATGATGTATTTAACAATTCTTCTGGTATTTCATTCTCTGTATAAGCAGCTTCTACTTCTCCTTTTGCTTTCGTCTCTGCTACAGCAATACTCTGTTTAGCTGATGCAGTTGCTTTTTCTACATTCATAGCTATATCTTTTTGAGCCATATTGTTTTCTGCTGCTTTTACTTTGCCTTCTAATTCTTGTACTTGTTGAGTAGCTTGTTCTAGTTCTTGTTGCATTTGTTGGATTATGTTAATCTTTTCTGCTATCTCTTTAGCTTCAGGTACATCTTCCATCTTCAACATTTCTTCAGTCATTAGAGCTTTTAATCTATCATCTTTCATTGTTTGAGTGATGAAAGCTAATTTTTCTACTGTCATTTGTTTAGTTGTAGGAAGAGAACTTACGATATCCACTCTTACCTTAAATTTCGTATCTTCATTAGAATTCATTATTTGTACTTCTTGACCATCGCCATTAGTGTCGAAATACTTCATGATTTTATTTCTAGGTGCATAAGCTTGTAAATAATGAACAATTACATAAGCTAAGTTTTCAAATGAATGTTCTAAGTTTCTACTATATAATTTTACTCTCTGTGTACCAAAGTTCTGTATTGACTGTGTAGCTCCTAATGTATTCGGTGCTTGACTTGTATCACCTTGCATAACTCCATAGATACCTGTTATGTATTCTATTAGAGTCTTGAAGTATTCTATCATATATTGAATAGACTGATTCATTCCACCTGGTTCTACCATCATTGGTTTTCCGCCATCAGGTATAGCCGGATTAAATTTTAACTTTATTAGTTTCCCAGGTTGTGACCAATCAGTTTCTATAGTATCAGGATCTAATATAGTTCCTTCCCATATAAATCCTTTACGATGTCCGTTAACAGCTATATCATACATTATCTGAGATAAGTACTTATTCATAGCTTTTACTATATCGATTATAAAATGTATAATCCCAAAGGTTTTATTAGGGCTATTGAAATTGCTGAATGGAAAACTGATTATAGGATATTTGTCTATTGGCAAAAATTTCTTCTCTATTCGCTTTGATCCTACCATTAAAGTATATTTAACTCTTTTTCTTCTATTTCTATATATCTTTAAAGATACTGCTTTTAATTTTTGTCTTTTGTTTACTAAACTTTCTAATTCCATTTCGAATGCAGGTACAATATCTTCCATTTGTCCTAATTGAATCTGCATTGCTCTTATTTCTTCTCTCATTTGCTGAATAACAGGGGTAAGTTCTTGTATCTCTTGAGACTGAGCTACGTTCTGTCCTCCTTGTGCTTCATATGTTTCAGGATTAACAGGATCTATTGATTGACCTTGGACTTCTTGATTAGCAATAGCATTACTCATTTGAGCTTCTAGTTCTGCTAATTCTTGTCCTTTTTGTATAATAATGCCATTTAGTTCTTCTTTAGCCGGATTAGGTATATCTATAGAATCAGGTCTTTTTAAAGATACTATAGCTTCTCCAGTAGTTATATCATTTCCTATATATACATTTTTATCTACTAGTTCAAAGAATTTTCTTACCCATACATACTTCTGTTTCTTATCTTCTGATACTGATAATCCAGTAAAGTCATTTGCTAGATTAATAGCATTAGGGATACCTATACTATCTACACTATCCGTATCTCTTACTTTTACATCTAATTCTTCTTCTACTTTTTTTATTCTTTTAACATCAGCTAATATTACATAGTCTGCATCAGACCAATCCCACTTTCTACTTTCCGGATCCACTATTACATGCTTCCAATTTAAATACTCCATTACGACTCTAGTAGTAGCTTCATTTTCATAAGAAGATTGTCTTACATAAATGATACCATTACCGGTATTGAGTGAATCTCTTATTACATTCTCTATTTGTTTTGATCCTTGAGATTCATAAAATACTGCATGATAAGCTTTCTGATAAGCTTCCACGAAATCTTCAGTTGATTCTTCAGCAGATATTAATCTAGGGACAGGTTTTGTAGCCGTTAAAAAAGCTAATAGTTGTTCAACTATGGCATAAGTGAATTTAGTTGAAACGGGGATGTTATAAGTGGCTTTTTCGGCATCTATTTGTTTCTCGTCGAATTGACTTAATGTAGAATCGACATCATTATAATAAAACTCTTCACATAATTTTCTGTATTTACGACTTTTGAGAGCATTCTTAGCCTGAGTAGCTGTCCAGAATAAGCTCTCTAGTCTTTTTTCTTCGTCTGTTTTATTAGTATTATTTTTCATATAATTTCTTTAGTTATACAATACTTACCTATTAAGTTAAATATTATTTCTTAATAAAACAAATAAAAAAACAAAGTACAGTGAAAACTCAACTACTAATGGAGCCGGTTATGTGTACTTTGTTTTCCGAAAGAGACAAGGATTTGCACCTTGTATGACTTTGATCTGTTAGGAAGCTCCTATCGAAGCAAGATCTCAATCTATTCCTACTCTAGCGTCTACCTATTCCGCCACTCTCTCTATATCTTTTAAACTTTTAACTTTTTTAATAGTTGGTATAAAAATTTCTTGTCTGTTATCATTCATTGCATTTATGACCATATCACCATTATGTTTATTCAATATTCGTATATAATCATTTAATGCTCTTAATTCAGTATAACCACTTCCATATGTACTTAACAAACCAGGTCCTTGTTTTAATTCTGATCGTTTAAAACTACATTGAATACTCGTATTAAATTCTAGTTTATATGATCTAAATTCTAATTCTAAATTGTACGAATCAGCAAATTCTTTTAGTGTCGTTTCTTCTATTGTTATTTTTGTTATTTTCATTATTATTCCTATTAAAAATCATATTCTTCTTTAAAATCTTTATCGGCTGTTATACTTTCTACTTCGTGGTTCTGCATATAATCAATATTTCTTAGATTAATTATACCATTTAAATCTATTTCTGCATTAATCAATTGG